ACCGAACGACTAGGCGCATTTGGATGCGTTGCAGCCCCCGTTCACGGCGGGTCGTCTAGTCTTTTGTTCCCTCGCTGTAAGCGAGGAGCCAACGGCAATCTTGGCCGTTCGGCTGAGGATGACATTTCCAATGGCATCCGTGATGTTACGAGCGAGCTTTCGCCTACGTACGCCACCGTATATCTCTGGGTCACTGCCCCGGTCAGTAGTATTGTAGATTTGCTGACCGTGCGACATGACCGTGCTCCACTCAATGCTGCCCGGCGCCATACTTGGGACCATTCCGCGAAGCCCACCAACAAATTGCATTCTCACCCTGTCGCTCAGGCGACCCGTGAGCAGGCGATTCGTACCGTGGACAGCTACGCGAAAGCACTCAAGCGTCGCGTGTATGCAACGAGCACAAGCACGAGGGAAGACGGGCGTGGGTGGGCCGGGAACCGTGTCTATTATACTGCTAAGGATTTGCAGCAGCATGCTAGATACGACAACCGCCGCCCTGATGATATCGAGGCTTATATCGACGTTGATTATTACGCTGAACCGCGCGCAATGTTCAAACGTGATACTGTCAAGGTATTGTACACCATCATCCCTGACCAGGTCGCCGGCAAGGCGGCCGACTCTTATTGGTACATCGACCATCTTGGCGTGTACCACGAGAGGATCAGCGGTGGTGCGAAGTACGACCATCAGGTCTGGAATTACGGCAGCGACACTATGATGGCGGAGAACAATTTCTCGTGCACTATGTACGACGTTCACCTCATCCCCGGCCCGTACAACCGTGCCATAGTGATACTCGCCCCCTCGTATACTGTCTGGCTTCCCCCTTGCATCTTGCGCCGTCTGTACCAATACAGCACGCTTGATCGCATCCCAGTCACTAGCAATTCCAATGGTGGCGTAGCCCTCACTGTCGCCCGCGACCGTGAGGTATACGTCAGCGTTCGGTCAAGCTACCCGTCTGGTGATTGCACCACTGTCCCCGTCGGCGTTTTCATTGCCGCGCGCGATCATGTCGCGCAGACAAAGGTGCCCGGGATCGCTGGCATTAGCAACGTTGTTGAACGTTGCGGCATCACACTCTCCGTCCCAGAGTTGTATACGCTCGCTGCGTATCTGGGCACATCATCGGAAATCAACGAGCCTGTCAATTACACCAAGGCCGCTGACTCCGATGATCCCGGCAATGCTTTCGCGCGCTTGGCCACTGCAGCAATTGTACCACCCGCTGCAGCCGCCACTATGCATGATGATAACACCGCCGCATCCGTCAAGCAGCGCGTAACCGACGTTCAAAACAAGGTAGTACCACCACCTATTTACTTCGATTACGCGCGCGAGTACAACGCTTTGTTGTTCCCGCCCAGTGCTCCAAAGCTTGTCCCGCTCACGCGCGAGGAGGCGATTCTTTTGTTGGCCAAAACCAACGTGAAGTTCGCCAACTACCTACGCAATGAGCACAACATCGCTTCGGACAAGCCTGACGCCGTGCGCGCCTTCTTGAAGAAGGAAGTTACACCAAATGCAAGCGCTAAGGGCAAGCCATCACGCCTCATCTTCCCCGTGGATCTCGATACATTAATCCAGACCACCCGTTTCATCGCCCCATACAAGGACTACGAGCTAGCGCGTGCACGCGCTGGCACCGGTTTCTCGTGTGTCGGCATGAACCCAGAGGAAATTGCGGAACGTGTACACCGATTCGCTTTATCTGTCGATTCGATTGACCAGACTGACTTTACCAGCATGGACGGAACACACTCACCGTTCACCAATGGTAATTATCTTTACGTCTATCGTCTCGCATATGATAAGAAATACCACAGCGACATCCGGCGTGCCTTTTCCCGCAACTATGACCGCGTGATCAAGCTCCCGAAGACAAAACCCGGGAAAGGAAAGAAGTTCAACTCAAAGGCGATGAACTTGAGCGGCAAGGCCGACACCACCAGTTCCAATACGTGGCCCAACGGTTTCGTGGATTTTTGCGCGTTGCGCAAAGGTGGC